ATGGGATGGTTATTTATTTTAACTGCTGCAATTTTCGAAGTTATTGGCGCTATAGGTCTTAAGCTATACTCGCAACAAAAAAGCTTGTTGCGATTAATGTTTTATTGGGGCGGTTTTTTTGTTTCATTTATACTATTTTATTTTTCACTCAAGTATCTGGATTTAAGTATAGTTTATCCAGTGTGGGTAGGGTTAGGTACTTCGGGTGCGGTTTTGGCTAATATGCTTATCTTCAATGAACCGAAGAATTTCACTCGAATATTTGGTCTGAGTGTGATTATTATCGGTATCGTTGGTTTACATGTTACCGTTTAGTTGTAAATGAGTTTTCATTCTGACAATTATATTAATTTGAGAATAGAGGATTTGCATTAGAATATAAAGTTATATAGAATATCCCCACTAACTAAATGGGTTGTTAGCTCAGTCGGTAGAGCAGTTGACTCTTAATCAATTGGTCGCGGGTTCGATCCCCTCACAACCCACCATTTTATCATTAATAATCAATTAATTACGCAACTCATCACCTCTGTTAAAATTATCATATAATACCAAATGGCGGTAAAATGGCGGTAGGTTTTGTCTTAAAACACAACATACAAAAAAAGCCCGGTTGATAATTGGGCTTTTCCATTTATTCAGTAGTGATATTCTAAAACTTAAATTAAATACCATTCTGAGTACTTTGCGCTATTTAACTCTTAAGAAGTCAAGCTTTTTTATAAAAATTTTATTCGATAAAAACAATCAAACATAAGCCATACAATTTTTGTAGATTTGACGCTGAAAAAATGATTTATAATCCAATAATGTTTTTAGCTAAAAGTTCAGCCTTAACGGATTCTACTAATCTAGCATTTAGCAAGTCATTAGTTGTAATATCTTTATATGTTTTATTAAGCATCATAGCTAATATTTCTTGTCGATCTTCTTTAAGAAGATTCATCATTTTTATTACATCTTCTGGGATTTTTCTTGTTCCCTGCTCCCATCTTTGCCATGTACGAACGTGGCAATCACCAATAAATTGAGCCGCTTCGGACACATCTAGAAAAAAAAGACGCCGAAGCGCCTTTAATTCGACATTAGTCATGATAAATATTTCCATTTACGGTATCGATTGCGCGATTTAAAACGCTAAAAACTTTCGATGCAAAAATCTCATCATGCGGATAATCAACGCTGGCGCCTTCACCTTCAACAATTTTATAATCAATCGATAGTGCTAAATCTCTTATTTCATTTTCTAAAAAATCAACAATGAAATCTTTGTGTGCAAAATCTTTTTTATTTAATGTAATAGTTAACATAATTTTATTTCCTCTTATTCTAGGGTTGATTCGAACCAGTTCCGAATCTATGAGTGTATTATAGGTCGCAATTGCGACCATGCCAACAATTATTTTTTCTTTTTTCCCAGTTTTTATAATTTGATTATTTATACTAGAATATTTTTACCTAATTTCATGTATTAACTGCCTAAAAAACAAAGCATTGACGCGTATAATCCAAATTTTTCTTGATAACTAATATAAGTGTAAATATACTGTATATAAATACAGTTATACAGGAGTTGGATATGAGAGAAATAATAAATAACGATATTAAAATAGAGCAGGCGGAGTTTATAAACCGGTTGATGATTGATGCGGAATTGTCAAATAATGACGTAAAAATAGGGCTTTGTTTGTTGTATGAATTGCTGTCATTAATTAAGAATAATAGCGATTCTAAAAATGACTAAATTACGCAAGCGGGGCAACCCGCTTTTTATTTTTATGCTGCGTGAGTGCGTGTCGATAGGGGGATGTTTACGGCTGGGTCAGGGATGGCGCTCGGCACAATAGTAGCGGAAACAGATTGCAGAACTACAAATGAATGACAACAATAAATATTAGAGCATTGTCTATATTGTTTGCGTGTGAGCGGGCTGATTTCTTCGCTTGTACGTATTGTTGTTTTTGATCTACAGTGGGGGCATCTCATTGCGTTTTTACCTCTTTAGTTGCTAGACTAAATTAAACATAATTTTAACATAATTTTGTTTTATCTCAAAGCGTTATCCGTCTTATTCCTCGGCAGGTTTTTCATCATCGTCTAGTTTTATTTCTAGTTCTACAAACGTAGTATACCCGCCGGACGAATCAAGGCTGTGAGTGCATCGAGTTATTGTCCAGAGAGTTGAATCAATTTCTTTTTTGAATCCCTCTACCGAGGCGGGCATTTCTGGGTAAATGTCAGGTCGCCCTTCTGCCAGGCAGATACTAAACTGCGAGGCACCTCGCTGGAGCTTATACCATTCATTGCGGGCGGCTCTGTGTGCGTTTTGTTTTGATGAGTATGTATGCCGCAATACTTTTACGTTGCCTTCAGCTCCAACTAAAATTCCGTTTTCATCCTTCTTGTTTGGATTGTTAGTTTTTGTCTTGGGTTTCCGTTTTGCGTTGATGCGTTGTTTTTGAGGCGATCTGTAATCTATCCAATATGCGCGGACGCCGGTATACGCATTGCGATCAGCAATAGCAAATCGGTGTTGATCGCCCGCCTTTCGAGTTATTGTTGTTGACGGGATGTTTTGCCCGTTGACAGTTTTCGCCAACCCTTTGATAAATATGATTAACATGCCGTTTTTTAATGTTGCTGCAGCGTTGTAATCATTGCACAATCGCGTTAAGAAGGACGCGTCTGATTCGTTAGTTTGGTCGATGTGAATAACAAATTCATCGGCAACCGATTTATCAATTTTGTATTGAAGATCGTGCCGTCGCGCAATTTCTGCGACTATCTCACAAAGCCTCTTATTACTATAACTTTTTTCGCGCCGCTCATTTAATGAGTCGCGTAAATTAGCGCTTTTACCGCGTATTGATAAAACATCTGGGGCGCCCGAGTGCTCGCACTCGTCAATAGTAAATATGTTTTGTAATATCACGCTATCATTAACCCAACCCAGTGAAACACTAATCTGTATGCCGCGTTTTGGTAATTCCAGTTTACCGTCGCTATCATCCAATTCAATCGATATTGTATCGGCCTCTAACCCGCGATTGTCAGTAATATGCATTGACATCAGCCTTTTATCAAAGTTTGATGTAATGTCTTTATCGTCAATTTTAATCGTGTAAGCAGGTTGTTTCATATCATCCCTATAATGTCGGCAAATGGTAACCAATCAGGCGGATCAACTTTTGTTAGCGATATAGTGAACTCAATTTTTCGGGGTGCACCATCTTTAAAAAACTCTGTTTTTGTTTTTTTTAGGTTTGTCATAACGTAAAACCCGAGCGGTATACCCGTGCCCTCTATTAATGGCCACGCGTAGCCAAGATCGGCCATCCGCTCCAACAAAGCCAAGCTTAGCCGACCGCCGGTAAGCTCTGGGTATAACACTCCGTAGAGGTTTATAGTTTCGTTGTCCCTGCCGATAAATTGCAATGCTGATCGCTGGTTTACCCGTGAATTGCTCGGGAAACGCCAGTCTTTATTTTCCTCTTGAGTTTGGTAAGGTATTGTTTTTAGGCTGAAAACAAAAAAACCATAACACATCATCATTAATCTATATCCCTCAAGCTTGATCGGTAACGCGCGGATTGATTGCGGTCGCGTCGCTCAATTTCTTGAGCAACTTGGCGTGCAATTTCTTTCTCATTCATCCCCGGGGCGGCGTTTACCGTTATGTAATATTGTGAGTTACCGCTGGCATAACCAATGGGGCGCCGCTGGTCGATAATGACGCTGTCATTTAGTTTTCCGCCGGCGGCCATTGTGTTGTCAGCAAACCGCGTTATTGAGCGCAACACACTTGGTTGGCTGCGATCTATTCCATTGATATAACCGCCAACAGTGTGATCGCCAAATTTAGCAAAAACACGCGATGGCGAATGAATGTCCAGCGAGTTTTTAAAACGATTCCCAATATTAGTGCCGAGTTGGCTCATTGAACGCAATGCGTCGATTTGATTATGCTCTATACCGTGTATATAGCCATCAACAGTGTAACCGCCAAATTTAGCAAAAACACGCGACGGTGAATGAATGTCCAGCGTGCTTTTAAACCAATTGCTGACACTTGTGCCTAAACTTGTAACCGCCTTTTTTGTTTCGTCCCATTTGTTATTTATACCGGTTACTAGCCCGTCAGAAATGTCTGATCCAATTTTGGTGAATCGACTAAATAGTCCATTTTCACCGGTAAATATTTCTTCAATTTTTTTTGGTAATTCGCTTATTTTACTAGGGATAGACAATATATAATTGACGACGTCCTCAACTATTTTATATAGTCCCTTAAAAAGTCTTATCACCTTTTTAACGGCATTTCCGACTGATGTGCCAAACGATTTCCCAGCTGATTTTGCGCCTTCCAGTTCCTCTTTTGTTGACTTTACAGGCTCAAATAATGATGAAAACCATTTAATCAAATCGCTAATTTTATTCCCAATCCAGCGAAAAGCATCGCCGACAGCGGTGACAATAGGTCCCAAAAAAGAGAATTCTTCTACCACAGGAGTCAATGACTCCTTCAGGCCCTCCCAAAATCCTATAAAAAATGCGCTGATAGGTTGCCAGTATTTATAGATCAAAGTTCCCGCCAAAATAACCCAGCCGATAGGGCCAGCTAAAAATCTCAACGCCCCAACTATCAGGCCAAAAACTCTAGGTAAACCAGCAAATAGCTTTGTCGGTGATTTTAGCGCCAAGCCCATTGCATTAAATATTGAACCGGTTTTTTTTCCTGGTGTTATAAATGATATTAACGATTTAAAAAATGATGAAATACCCTTATTGGCTACACCTGATTTCACAAAAAAACCGCCGAGCGACAATCCCAGTCTAGATAAAATAAACCTTGTTATGAGCATGGGGCCAAACACACTCATTAATGCTAGTGCCAATCCTCCAAATGCTGTGGTAACTACAGCTATCCCGGCACCAATCATCACGATCGCCTTGCTCAGTGCAGGGTGTTTTTTTAAAAATTCACTCACCCAGTGCAAAAATTTAGTAAACCCCTGAACTGTTCCGCGTAGCCATTCATTATTTTTTTCGAACAATTCAACACTGATATTTTCAAATGCTGCGCGTAGCATTGTCATGTCACCGGCAAGGTTGTCCAATTTTATTTTTGCAACTTTTTCGGCCTCGCCTTTTGAGTTATAAAGGTTGTGGCGCATAGCTTGAAATTCGCCAGTTTCAACCGTTGCCATTAGTTCATTAAAACCGGTAACGCCGATTTGACCTGCGATATCTTTATATATCGTTCCGCGTCGCACATTACCTAACTTAGCTGTGGCTTTTTGTATTTCTGCAAATATATCGCCAAGATCGCGCATGTTACCGTTTTTGTCGGTAGTTTTAACACCTAATCGCTTGACAGCGCTGCTATTGCCGATGCGGATCAGTACCTGCCTAAGCGAGGTACCCGCCTGACTACCTTGAACACCAGCATTGCCGAGTAGGGCGGTGGCGGTAGTCAGTGTTTCTAAACTTTGTCCGTACTGTCGAGAAATGCCAGCTGTATATTTTAACGATTCCCCTAGCATTGGGATATCAACATTGTTTCGTGTAAATGCGGCGGTTAAAACATCAGAAACCTGCCCCATTTCTTCGGCCGGTATGCGCATCGCTTTTTGTATGTTGGATGCTATATCAGCAGTAGTAGCCAAATCCATGTCGCCCGCGGCGGCTAGATTTAGCATGTGCGGCATTGCTTTTATTATTTGATCTGCATCATAGCCTGTTCTACCTAAAAAATATTGACCTTGAGCCACTTCACTATCGGTAAATTTGGACACTAACGGCAATTCTCTAGCTTGTTTTCTGAGTGCAATCATGCGTGGATCATTTTTATCATCAATCCTTGTTACCGCTTGCGTTGAACTCATGCTTGCGTCAAACTCATAGCCGACATGTAACATGTTTGTCATGCCGCGGGCTACCGTTCGGCCAGTTGCTAATGCTCCATAGCCAACACCTCCGAGCACTGCTGCGCGTTGCATACCTGTATCATACTTAAGCCTGATTTGGTTCGCCCTTTGTTGGCGTTGATTTAATTGTTTGAGTCGTTCTGACTGCTGACTAATACTTTGATTGACGCTAGCTATTTTGTTTTTTAGTGTAATTTGATGTTGCGCTAAATTTTTAGTACTAATACCGGATTGCTGCAATTCAGCGCGTAGTGGTGCTAACTTGTCCTTTAGTTTTCTTGTTTCTGCTGCTGTTTTATTAAATTCACGTTGCAGCGCCTTGGTTGGGTTTGCTGTTTTTTTTAACTCAATAGCTAATGATTTGGATTTATTTTTTAAATCATCGAATTGTTTTTTTAATTGAATAAAGCTGTTAACGTTTTTTTGTGTATTGCTAAGCTGTTTTAGCTTGTTGCGTGTATCATTTAATTGCTGAGCGAGCGATTTCGCGCCCGCCATAACATTACGCAGCGGGCGGCTTACACTGTCTGATCCTTTCAGGTTTACGTTTAATTGTAAATTATTCATCAATTGAGCCACTTCTTAAGCGCGCTTGTTCCCGCCAGTCCATTAATTCAGATAACGTAAATTCAAACATTGCGGAGGGCGGCCAGTGGAATATGACCGCTACATCCGCGATTGCGTCTTCTACTCGGCTGGGGATTCCATTTTTGCATTCCCCGGTTTCTCTGACAAAAAACCAGCCAGAACCTTTGTTATTTCAGATAGATCATTTAAATCTAACGAAAAGACCTCGTGCTCTTCAATTGACGGAGTAGTTACTCTTGGCAAAACTTTAGCGAGCGAATCAATATCTAGCTCGATAAAATCTATTAATTTAATGCCCCTTAGATCACCGGTTAGTGGTTTGCGTATTGTTAACTCTTTGATAAATGATTTACCTGATTTAAAACCTGTTCCTAATTGGACTTGTTGTGTATCACTCATAACATTTAACCCTCGATGTATAATAATGTGATGACAGCCCTTGCGGGCTATTTTTTCTAATTAAAAATTAAATTCCTATTGCCCGGCGAGCCTGTTCTAAACGATCTCTACCGCCAACCTTGTCAATCATGTTGATAAAATCAATTTCGGCAATTGTTTCATTATCAACCGTTTCTTTGTAGTACGTGCATTGTGATGTAATTTTGGTTGAATTACTTTCACCTTGTTTGAGTTCGCCGCGGTCGTGCTCCTTGTGACGACCAGCTATAATAATCTCAACTTTAATGAAATCTTCACTGTCGTCTTTCTGGTATGCGCCAGCAAATCGTAATGTTGCCCCATTAATCAACCCACCGTGCTGTTGCAGCACTTCATATGCTAAACCACCGATATTCCAGTCAACGACTAGCGCATCGTCATCATACCCCAGATCGATTGGTGCAGGGCCAGGCATTCCGCCGCCGCGGAAATTTTCAAACTTGCGTGTGAGTTTGGGCGGGGAGAATGATTCTACTTGTCCAACGTAGGAAGTCCCGTTTACAAATAGATTAAAATATTTAAGTTTTTTTGGTAGTGCCATTGTTCGATCTCCTATTAATTGCTGGCAACAGAATTAGCCAGATCAACTAAATATTTGTCAGTGATGCGCTGGCGTAACATAAGATTTTCAAGTGGTGGGACTGGTGTATAATCATAGTCAATATACAATTTCCCCGCCTTCAAAATATCTGGGGTATTTGACTCAGGGTCAAACCACGCGTTGCCGTCAATAATGTAACCATTAGATTTTAATTCACGGAATTTATTATTAATTGATTCGACAAGATCCTTAATTAATGATGCGTGCATTGGAGCGTCTACTAATGCAAATTGTGCCTCGGCAATGGTGTCGGCTAATACCTGTGCTGTTCGCGTGTAGTTTTCAAATGCAAATAGACTGTCGGCGGAACATGTGCGCGACCCCCAAAAGCGATAACCTTGATTACAAATTAGCGTGGTAACTTCGTGTTCATTTAAATAATTTGAGTCAGAGCTTTCTTCCTGCAGATCCCAAAACACATCACATGAAATACCAGTTACACCATTTACTGTGACATTTGACAGAGTTTTATGCCAGCCTGTCTTTTGGTCAATTTGAGCACGCAAACCTAATGCGCGAGCCGTAGCGGCTAGAGTTACATTTTGTCGTTGAGTGGTATCAAATCCAACAAAATCGGGCCAAATAACCATGGCCTCTCGTGCACCCAATTGATTGCGGTATAAAACGGCATCCTCTTTTGTTTTAGCGCCGAATGCGGAAACATAACAAAACGCCCGTAATTTTTGTGCAATAGAGATTAATGCGGTAGCCACAGGCAATGAATCATAACCCGGCACCCCTAAGATTCTCGGTTTAACTTTTAGTTGAGTTTGTGCCGAAAGAAGGGCTTTCATGCCGGTGTTTTTGCCTTCGCTGGTTGTTGTGCCAATGATATTGGCAGTGGTATCCGCCTCGGTAGCGCCTGTTTCAACTCGTACGGCGACAACTACGGGGGAACATTGATCGGCAATAGCTTCTAGCGTCGGTTTAAGTGTGCCAGTTGTTCCGGCTTTTCCGATTGCGCTATTAATATTTGTTATCAAAATCGGCGTGTTGAGTGGGAAATGGTTTGCATCGGCGTCATCACCGGTGCACACAATACCAATAACAGCAGTTGATACCGTTCTGATTACACGTGTGCCCTCGTTGATTTCGATGACTCTGACGCCATGATGGTAATCGTTGGCCATATTTTCTCCATATGTTGTAAATGACTGACTAAAATGATTATGAAGATAGTTGCACATCGAGAAAACGGGCGTTAGTTGTTCGGTTTGTAAAATGTCTATTTACAAGTAAGCATCAGGGAATAAAATAATAGATTTTGGATTTATCATGGCTTTCTTATCTAGACTATTCAGCAAACCGCAAACAGTTAACTCATGGCTCGACGAATATATGAATATATTATTTGGTCGTAATTTAAAACCTAAAACTATTGAGATAAAGGAATATTTGATAAAGGTGATCCGCACAAAAATAGGTGATAAGAGGGTGCGCAATATTACGCCATTTGATATAGACGCTCTTATAAAAATATACATAGACCAGGACAAAGCGCCGTCTGCAAAATGCATGTATCATCTGTTGCGAGACATATTCCGAGAGGCGTATGCGCGGGGGTGGAACAATAAAAATCCGACAGATCCAATTAAATGCCCTAAAGTGATTGTAAAACGCTCACGCATGACGCTCAGTGAGTTTAAGAAAATTCTAACCGAGGCTGAAAAAACAGGAAATAAAATAATGCATGACGCTATGACATTAGCGTTAGTTACGGGTCAGCGTCGCTCAGATATAGCAGAAATGAAAAAATCAAATGTTAAACGGAATTATTTGTTAGTTGATCAGTATAAAACGGGTGCAAAAATCGCATTACCAATCAAACTGGAATGTAAAAAAATTGGCACTAGTTTACGAGACATTATTGAATCAACTGATAATGATTTTCTAGTCAGTCGTAATAATGAAAAAATAAAATTAGACGATATAACGCGTCAATTTTCACGATTACGCGATAGAGTTTTTAACCGAAATTACTGGGACGGGACACCTACCACATTTCACGAAATCAGATCGCTGTCAGAGCGTTTATATAGAGAACAACGCATTGACACAATGACATTACTCGGACACAAATCTCAGCAAATGACTGATAAATATAACGATAACAGAGGTAGAGAGTATAAAAAATTGAGAATATAGAACAACCTATTTATGAGGTAGGTAACAATGTCGATTTTAAACACCGGCTGACTGTTAACAATTCTGTTGTTGTAACAATAGATCAATTTAAAGAAATAAAAAACCCATCAATTGGTTGGTATGCGTTACCAAACGGTTATATACATCAATTCGGTACAGTCAAACTAAATCCTATTGGTGAATATAATATTGCAACTGTTTCTGGGGTTAAGTATTACACTCATGTTTATAAAATTCTGCTCCCGCGAGCGTACCCAACAGCGCATGTGTCTACAACAGTCAGTTTAGCGGGTTCTGCGAGTGATGCGCAACAATCTAATGAATACGGAATTTGGGTGAGAAGCAATCGAGGATCTGATGGCGTAAATGCTGGCGTATCAAGAAGCTCGTTTGATGTATCTGTCACATCATCAGCTCTCGGTTTTATCCCCGTTATTCATTTTAGTTCTGACGGTTATTAAATTTTAAATAGGTATTAATTATGTTATATAGCAAAACAAAAAATGCGTTTTATGTCGGCGATGAATTAGATATAAATATACCCTCTGACGCAATTAATGTCAGTGACGAACTAGAGCAAAAAATTCGTGATGCAGTCATGAGAGGCGCATCATTTGAGATAAAAAACGGAAAGTTATTAATTATTAAGAAACCCGAGTAATTACTCGGGTTGTTTTGGCCATTCAATATCTAATTGATTTGTATCAACGCGAATAACTAAAATTCGATATTTTTTCCACTGTTTTAGTTGTTCGGATTCGTTTGATTCGCACATATCCAAATCAATAATGTCCTGCAAAACTGCTATTTTTTCATTTGCCGCTGCTAAAAATGAATTTTTAATAGATTCGTTTTTTTGAATTATAGCTGCATTTTTTTGATCTTCATCTAATACCCAGCTTTTTGTTTTTTTGTCCCAAACACAAAACTCAAACGGCTCTAGTAACGTAAATCCATCTCGAACCGGTCCTACATAATCAATTTCAACGGATTCTGTTGTTTCGATATTGTATGATGTTTTTCCTCGATGATTTTCAATTAAAACCCATGCCCCATTTTTAAAACACGGCCAAAATCCATGTTTTTCCGGGGGTGGCGTTCGTAGAGCATTATCTGGTGGTAATGTGTCGGCGTTTGCGTCTAATTGGTGTGTGTACGGTTTTAATTCGTTTGTATTATCATAATAATAATTAATCATAAATTCTCCTATTTTTTGTTACCTGTTCGGCAGGTAGGTAGTGTTCAGCCCGACGCAATTAGAAACATTACGGGCAAATTTTTGGCGTTCAGAACACCAGATAACAACTTATTTCACCTCGATGAATCGTGGCCAGATGATTCTACGATCTGTCCTAAAAACCGTGGAAACGGAATGGCGATAAATGTTTTTGATGCGTCGCGTGCAGTCCCGACCGGTCCAGAAAACACGGTGATAAACACAGGTAGGACACCGGTTATCTATCTCGGAGTTTAAACACCAAGATAAATCACTGGAGTTCTACCAATATTTAAAACAGTGTTTTCTGGACCAGTTGGAACAAAATT